CCTCAGAGCGTCCACCAACGGGGAATGACTTCCACCGCCGTGATACCGCCTGTCCATGTGATCTGTGTCTTTCCCTCCGGCAGTTCCGGGAAGTCATCCGAAAGGATGGTCTCATTGCAGAAGCCGGAAGCGTTGTAAGCATTGTGCGTCTCACAGTTGAGCAGCACATAGTCTTTGATGCTGTGGATGGTGATCTTCTCTTCCCCCACATACAGCTCGCCGCCGCTGTCTCCGTAAACCTTGAAGATGGGCTGTGCAGGAAAAGCGAAGGGGTTCTTTAAGGTCGACCTGCCATCCAGCCGGATCGTCCGCTGCCCGTCCACGCTCCACCTCTGGGGCTTACAGTTAAATGCCAGCTCCATCTCAGCGGCTTTCTGAGCAGTCACATCAAAGGCAAGGGCATCCTTGCAGACTGCCATCCGGAAGAAATCCGGGTCGTAGGTATCCTGCAATTTCTGATACCCCACCGGCGACAGAAGCCATGCCTTGACTGCTGCTGTCTTAGCTGGCAGTCCGTTGAAGAAAAATGCCTTATACTTGATATCCACGTTCTGATACCTGCGGCAGCCTGCCTTTGCATTCTCGGTGAGGATGTCTCCGTTCCTGCCAGGTACGGAGGTGCTCTCCACATCCGCAGCCGGGGAATCATACACACCGGGACCAGACAAATATAATAGGAAGTCTTTGCTGGACTTCCCGGCAAATGACAGATACTGTCTGGCATATCTGTCTTTTAACTGAAACTGTGATACTGTTTGCTTTGGGGTGTTATAGCCCATACGCATCTCCTCCTTTACTTGAAGACCGAATCATCCTCATGGATCATGCCGTTGATCTTATCCGCAACGGTCTGTGCGAGTTCATCGTCGTTCCGGGCATTATAACCGTTGACTGTGATATACACACCGCCAAGGTTGGTCGTCCGGGTGGTGCCACCTCCGGCCAGAGCCGCCTGCGGGAAGTTCCAGCCGGAGCCATCGAAATGTGGCAAGGTCAGTTCCGGCAGACTGAAGGAGCTGATGCCCTCCATACCCTGCTGTACCTTTGCTGCCATCGACCTGATCTGGCTGATCAGTCCGCCTTCGCCTTTCTTGATGCCGCCGGAAAGCAGCTTCATGAAGTC